ATATGAATTATTTTCAATCCAATCCCCACAATTCAAATAATGTATAAGAGTATCTTGTACTAAAATATTTTTGTTTTCTGGTTTGTGAATATGCCCACATATAACTCCTTTACAATTTCTTGATTTTGCTTGATATGCAAGTTGTTTTTCAAAATCTGTAATGAACTTAACTGCTGATTTTACTTTATCCTTTACCATTTTAGAAAAGGATTTCTTGTATCCAAATTTTTTGAGTGTTCTATCAATAATTAGTGCCAGCTCATATCCATAAGAACCAATTATTCCTAACCATTTAAGTTGAACAACCCCATCATCTTTATCACCACATGTTATTAAATAATCATTCCTTTTTTATTCATCTACCAGTTCAATGTTACCAAAATCTTGTGGTGAATAATTACGAAGAAAATCATCATGATTTCCTGTAATGTAAACTACTTTAGTTCCTTTATTAGAATAAGCAAGTAATTTACGAATTATATCAGTAGATTCCTTTGTCCAATAGAATCTTTTTTTTAACAACCAACCATCTATGATATCTCCTACAAGAAATATTTCCTTTGGTTGTTCTTTGTTTAATACCTTATAAAGTTCTTTTGGATTTGAACCTTTTGAACCTAAATGTACATCTGAAATAAAAAGTGTTTTGTTATTCATATGGCTCCCAATATCCAACATCTTTTTTAAACCATTCAATGTTGTTTTTATGCCAATAATTTAATATAAGTATTTTAAGGAATTTAAAGTAACCCATCTTTTGAAATCTTCTTTCATCTTGACCTACATATCTATTGATAATTTTGAATTTTTTCTTTTTAACTTTTCTACTTAACCAAAAATCTTCTGAATTATTTAGAGTTTCATCGAATCCTCCTAACTCATCAAATTTTTTCTTTGATATAAAGAAGAAACAACCAGTACAGAATGTTTCTGGCATTATCTTTCGTGTAAACTCGAATATTTTCCAAGTTATTTTTGGTAGTAATGAATCAGTTGTAGATTTTTGTTTACAAGAAATGATATCATATTTTTCTTTTATATTATTTACTCTCCATAAAATATCATCTTCCATTAAAATAGAATCAGCATCCATAAACAAAACGTAAGGAGTGTTTACTAATTTTGCCCCTCTATTTCTAGCAACACCAACAGGTCCTCCTTCGATAACTTCTATTTGTAGATTTTTAAAATCTATATTTGATTTGGTAATTTCTTCTAATGTATTATCAGTAGAATTTGCATCCGCAATAATTACACGAATTTTTTTATTAAATCCAATTTGTTTAGAAATAGAATGTAAGGTTTCGTAAATATAACTTTCTTCGTTATATGAAGGAATTACTACTGTTATGTTATCTGTGAGTGTATTCATAATAAAAAAGGGGAGAATGAATCTCCCCCTTGTTTTTTATTTTTTAGAATCTGTATTTGAGTGAAGCGTTCCAAGTACGTCCGAATCCGAACCATACTGAATTTCTCACATCAACTCCGTTCCAAGTTTCTGAACCATCAGAAGCATGGATGTTAGAGTTAGATTCTGCAATGTAAGTAGTATCAAGTAAGTTATTGATATTTACTCTGAATGAAACATCGTTACCAAAGAATTTGAATCTAAAGGTTGAACCTAAATCAACTAATCCGTATGATGGTAATTTAAGTGCTCCAGCATTATCAGGTTGTGTAAACTCTGAATCTGTAATAGAATAATCAGCGTAAAGATTATCTACGAATCTATATCCTAAATCGATATTAAGTTTATTTCCTAATTTATAATCTGCCTCTAAGTAAGAAACAAATTGTGCAGCATCACCAACTTTCGCATCTTTAAGGTAAAGTGTACCTGTTCCGATTGATTGTTGTTGGTCATCAAATAGTTCAGCAGAGAAATCTTTAGTATATCTCCAATCACCAACTGATAACATTCCCTTTAATCTCAATCTATCTGATGGGTCATAAGTTGCTTCAACTTCTAAACCATTGTGTACAACATCGATATCTTTAAATTGAGCAAATCCATCAACACCTTGTTGGTTAGATAAACTTCTTGTTACAAATCTATTACCCCAAGTTGTAGAGTATAAATTCACATTTGCTCTGAATTTATTACTAATAAATCCGTAACCAAATTCGACAGATGTAATTTCCTCATTTTGTAAATCAGGATTCACATTGTTTGCATAGTTAGGGAATACAGCATCAAAGTTAGGTTGTCTTGAAATAAATCCAGCGTTAAAGAATACATTTGATTTCTCATTAATATTGTAGTTTGCACCACCTTTGATATATCCACCACCAACATCTTCAGTATCTGATTCAGGATTATCTGGTTGAGCAAAGTAATCAATTCTTTGGAAAGATTGATTTGATAAACCACCTTGTAATACAGCAGAGATAGTAGAGTTGTTATATTCAACTAAACCATTAACACCTTGCCAACCAACTTTACCAATGTTATAGTAAGCGATTTTAGGTCCTCTGATACCTGTATCTTTGAAAGGATTTGCCTCTACTAATGTATTGATGATTTGTCCTTCAGAATTTCTATTACCAGTTGAGTAATAACCATCCAATCCAAGAAGGTCATTTAGTACTCTATAATGATATCCTGTGTAAGAACGAAGGTCAACACCAATAGAAGTTTTCCAATTTCCACTCTCATATTCTAAGTTAGAGATTGCTCCAACCCAGTCATGTGAGTTCATAGATGCTCTTCTAATTAAAGCGGCTCTGTTAACACCATCTTCTCTGAAACCATTTGAACCAATTAACTGACCATCAAATGGTAAATCTCCACTATATGGGTCTGTATTAGATTGATTGAATGCAACGATAGCATCAAAATCAATGAATCCTTCAGCAGTTCTCGAACCTCTACCATTTTCTAAATAGTGTTCGGTAAGGTCTTTTCTAAATGGTAAGATATCAGTTTCCGAGTTGTAGTAGTTTCTACCTCTTGGACCAGTTCCACCACCTCTACCAGCTGAACCATATAATGATGTAGCCAATTTAAGTTTTGAACTAATATCCCAATCCCAGTTAAGAGTTGCTAATGGTTTGTTGTAGAAGTTTCTTCTTAAAGAATACTCTTCTCCATTTAATACACCACCATTAGTATTCCATCTTCTATCAATTCCTTCTTCACCAAAGTTTTGGTAATCTCTAATAGAAACCCAAACATCTCTTTGGTGGTGCCATTGTCCTGCACCTAAGAAAGAAAAGTTAACTGAGTGGTCTGAATCTTCAGGTGAGTATCCTAATGCAAAGAAGTAAGTGTAACCTTCTCCACTTGTATTATAGATATATCCATCACCTGCCCACTTTGAAAGTAGTACAGATGTTGCCCATCCGTTTTCATTAAGACCAGTTGAGTGAGCAACAGTAGTTTTAGTATATCCATCGTTACCAACGACTTGTTGTACTGAACTACCACTTCTCGCTTCAGCTGCTTTTGTAAAGATTGAAACAGTACCACCTACCGATGGAACAGCCAATCTCGAAGCTCCTAAACCTCTTTGTAATTGGATACCACTTGCAACATCCGTAAGACCTTGCCAGTTAGACCAATAAACCCATCCGTTTTCCATATCATTAACTGGCTGACCGTTAATTAGGAAAGATGTGTTTCTTTGGTCGAATCCTCTTAGTGAGATTCTTGAGTCACCATATCCACCACCTTGTTTAGTAGCATAGACACCTGGTGTTTTGTTCATGATTTCAGGAAATTCTTGGTTACCAACTTTAAGTGCGATTTCTTGAGGTGAGATAGTTGATACAGCAACTGGTGTTTCTCTCACCTTTGCAATATCAATTACACCAGAAGTAACTACAACTTCACCGAGTACGTTGATATCAGGTTGTAATGAAACAACGATACTATCACCAGCACTTACTGAGGTAGTTGTGTAACCAATAAAGGAAACTTCTAAAAGAGTTCCCGCTTCCACATCGATACTAAACGTTCCGTCAAAACCTGTAACCGTTCCATCAGTCGTTCCACTTACGATAATAGTGGCACCAGGTAAAGCAACATTAGTTTCAGCATCGATTACCTTCCCACTAATTTGTGCAAAGGTTGTGATACTTGTTAAAAGCATCAATCCAACTAAAAATAGTTTTCTCATAATAATTGTTTTTCCTTGTTTAAAAAAATTAATTGTAACCTAATCATTTCTGATTATTTTTGATTATAAAAGATGTGGTTTTGCTTCATTGATACCTGAATTAGTAACTACAACAAATGGAGGATTGAAATCTTGTAAATTAATTGCACCACCATAAGATAGTGCTGATTTAACTCCATCAAGTAATCCATTCACTATGAACTTAACTCCGCCCTTGTAGGGAATGGTAGTGGATTCTCCCTCCACATTTCTGGTTTGTTGACCATGTGTTACTTTGGTTTCTAATGAGGCCGAACCTCTATATCTTTTATAAAGACCCTTTGGTGTTTCAACAATCTGACCTGGTGCTTCATCAGTACCAGCGATTAGAGAACCCAACATAACAGAACTCGCTCCTAATGCAAGAGCTTTTGATATATCACCACTTGAACGAATACCCCCATCAGCCATAACTGGTGTTTTCGCAACTGATACAATATCTTCTAAGCAACTTACATTCGGTACACCGAATCCTGTTTTAACTCTTGTTGTACAAAGTGAACCACCACCGATACCAACTCTTAACCCATCAACTCCCCACTCTTCTAATTCGAGTGCAGATTCTTTGGTAGCGATGTTACCAGCAATAATATCCACTTTTTCATCAAGATTTTCACGACACCATTTAATCATGTTACAAACATTTTCATGATGTCCATGAGCAACATCGATTAGTATAATATTACAACCCGATTCTACTAATGATTTTGCTCTTTGTTTATCACTTTCACTTACTCCGATAGCGGCCATAATTGGTATGTGAGGAACTTCTGCATGCCAGTCATCCAACGTTACACCCCAATCCATAAATTGGTCAGTATTTTCTTTGGAATAAATTCTGTGTGATAATTCTTTTACTATTTTTGATTGTTCTTCTATTGAGTTAAACCTATGGATACAACCAACTCCACCAAGTTTAAACATTTTGTATGCCATTTCTAAACCACAAACCGTATCCATTGGAGATGCTACGATTGGATTTAAAAGACCATATCTACGAGATACGAGAGTATGTAATTTGATTTGTGTACGAGTAGGAATATTCGAGTATTGTGGTACTAACTGAATATCATCGTATGTTAGTGAATAATTCATCGAACGAAACCTAAGAGTTCATGTTCACTAAAAAGTAATAGTTCTTCATCATCGACCGTTACTTTATTAGTTGCTTCATTTTTAGTGTAAAGTACTTCATCACCAACTTGAACGGTGATTGGAATTCTATTTCCACTTTGAGAAAATATTCCTGTTCCTACTTCTACTACTGTTCCATAAACTTTGTTTCCTCGTTGAACTGCATCTGTAAGAATTAGTCCTCCTTTAGATTTCTGTTCATCTTTTGTTTTAGGTCTAACCAAAACCTTATCACCGAGTGGTTTAAATTTACTCATTGTAATTTATTTTTATGTAATTATTATTTGAATTTGTGGTGTAGAATGTTACCCTGTCTGAAGTTGCAGTTCCCCAAAGAAAATATGGGTGATTTTGATAACTTGTGAAATTTACTAAATAAGTTTCTTTCATCTTTGAATAAGTATTTAAGGTTTATAAAAAACAAAAATTGGTTCAAATTTATACACTTTCCCATCATATTCAACCGCGTTCTTTATACCACTTTTAGATGGGTCTAACCCAACCATCCTTGTCATCAACATTTTGAGTTTACCTTTGTACTCACATCCTAACTCATTTAGGAT